AGAAAAAGATCGTCAACGCGATGGCGCTGCACGAAGTCTTTCAGCAGTGCCTGCCCAACGTCATCATCATCGAGGCGGTTCATGCGATGCCAGCCCAGGGCGTCACCAGCTCGTTTTCGTTCGGTCGTGCAGCGGGCGCTGTGGAGGCAGCAGCGATGATCAGCTACGCTGATGTCACCTGGGTGACGCCCAGGGTCTGGAAGCGCAGCTATGGGCTCGACAGCGACAAGGAAAAGTCCACGGCACTGGCGACGAAGATATTCGGCACCGACGAGCCCTGGCGAAAAAATGTCGAGAACGGCGTCGCCGAGGCTGCGCTGATCGCTCGGTATTACTTGACCAGCCTGGCCGACTTGGGGTAGAAAGAAATTGTTCCCCAACGGGAACGCCTCCCTGGCCCGCTTCCCAGGATACCTGGCGGGCCACAAACTAGCCGAGGGAGACCCCTTTTCCCTCGGCGGCTTTTGGAGAGACGATGCAGATCGAACCGCGACCCACTGAAGACCTCGTCCCGTTCGCCGTGAACGCTCGGACGCACAGCCAGGAGCAGATCACTCAGATCGCCACGTCGATCGAGATGTTCGGCTTCAACAACCCAGTCCTGATCGACAAGAAGGACGGCATCATTGCAGGCCACGGTCGAGTGATGGCGGCGAAGCAGCTCGGCCTCAAAGACGTGCCGACGATCGTCCTGGGCCATCTGACGAAGAAGCAGAAGCGCGCCTTCGTCCTGGCCGACAATCGGATCGGGCTCAACTCAGGTTGGAACAACGAGCTGCTCACCCTGGAGCTGGAAGGGCTCGGCGAGCAGGGCTTCGACCTGACGCTGATCGGCTTCGACGACGGAGAGCTGATGCAGCTCGACGATCCTCTCCAGGAGGATACGCTGCCAGGCTACGGCGGCGCGACGGCGATAGCCAGGGGCTCGGCACCGCTGAAGCTCTGGCGCTCTAAGAAGCTCTTAAAAGGTGACGTCCTCGACTTCGGGTCGGGGCAAGACCAGCATGAATATTTCAAGTACGACGCATTCACCAACCCTGACGTCAGCGCGCTGACCAGGGACTACGACACGGTGATGTGCAATTACGTTCTCAACGTGCAGCCGAGTGACCATCTCATCACCGAGATCGTCTGCCTGGTGAGCAAGCTGGTGAGGCCGAAAGGCCGCGCCCTGTTCGCCGTGGTGAATACCAAGGAGCTGAACGGCACCGATGCAGCCGGTGGTCGTGACCTCCGATCGGCGGAGCAGCTCTTCGATTTGATCCGGCCATTCTTCGCCGACGTCGAGCTGATCGAGCGCACCAAGTTCTTCGGATTTGTCTGCAAATAGGAGCGGGAATACTTCCCGGCTATAAAACGATGACGAAAGCAATAGCCAAACGAGGCAGGGGCCAGCCGCCGCATCGAGCCAACGCAGCGGCGCGCCAGGCGGTCGAGCAGATGTCGGCGGTCGGCATCGACCAGGAGACCATCTCAGGCGCTCTGAAGATCGACCCGAAGACGCTCCGCAAGTGGTACGCCGAGGAGTTGGATCACGCCGCGACGAAGGCCAACGCAGCGGTCGGCGGCAAGCTCTACAACAAGGCGATGTCTGGCGACACGACGGCGATGATCTTCTGGCTCAAGACCAGGATGGGCTGGAAAGAGACCAACCACGTCGAGCATGTCGGCGACTTCCAGATCACTGTGAAGCTCGACAAATGAGGGGCATCCAGTACACGCCGCCGAAGGTCTTCAACCCGCTCTGGGAGGCCGAGGGGGCGCGCTACCTGGCAAGTCATGGAGGCCGGGGATCGGGCAAGTCCTACGACATGGCCGCCCGCATCGTCGTCAAGCATTGCACCGAGCCCGGCGTCCGGGGCATCTGCGTCCGGGAGGTACAGAAGTCGCTCCGGGAAAGCTCGCACCGGTTGATCGCCGACACCATCACCAGGCTCGGCGTCGAGCAATACTTCGACGTCCAGACAACGCAGATCAAGACGCCTGGCGACGGGCTGATCAGCTTCGTCGGCATGCAGGACCACACAGCCGACAGCATCAAGTCGCATGAGGGTGCCTTTTACGCGCTGCTCGAAGAGGCCCAGGTAATCTCCCAACGATCCATCGAGCTACTCAGGCCGACCATACGGCGACCAGGCAGCCAGATATGGGCGAGTTGGAACCCCAGAGCGGCGTCGGACCCTATCGAGTTTCTGAGGGGCCTGGACGCGCCTGAGAACGCCGTCGTGGTCGAGGCCAACTACATGGACAATCCGCACTTCACCGAGGAGCTGAGGGCGGAGCGGCTCTACGACAAAAAGTACAGCCCAGATCGATACGGTCACATCTGGCTCGGCCAGTTCGAGCCGCAAGCGATCGGGGCCATATTTTCGAGGCAGGTGATCCATGACAACAGACGAGCCGACTATCCCGACGATCTCGAACGTATACTGGTCGCCGTGGACCCGGCTGTCAGCGACACTGAACGCTCGGATGAGCATGGCATCGTGGTTGTCGGGCTCGACAGCGGGGGGCATGGCTACCTCCTCGAAGACGCCAGCCTCCACGGATCACCCCATCAATGGGCAACGAGAGCCGTAGCAATGTTTGACAAATGGGAGGCGGACAGTATCATTATTGAAAAGAATCAAGGTTGTTGTAGGTGCAGACACACACTTCAGACGATCCGCAAGTCACTACCAGTTATTGAAGTCCACGCGACCCGTGGAAAGCTCGTTAGAGCAGAACCTATTAGCGCATTATACCATACTGGTAGAGTATCGCACGTTGGCAGCTTCCCAGAGCTTGAAGACCAGCTTTGTCTATTCACCTCCAGCGGATGGGCAGGCGATGACGGCAAGTCACCGGATCGAGCGGAGGCAATGATCTGGGGATTTACTGAGTTGTTCCCAGCAATGACAACGGCACGAGGCCGCAGCAGGCCGTCAGCACACAATTATCAAGAGGGAGGATGGCTCGGTGGATAGAATAACGGAGAACAGTTAAAATGGCAAATGATAGAAATGACGGCGTAAGCGATCCGATCGTTCGAGATGCACTGGAACAATTCGAGTATAGTGAGGAAGGGTCCGTCGAGAATCGAGAGGCTTATGAAGAAGACACGAAGTTCTCTCGTGGGAGCGATCAGTGGCCCGCAGCAGTGAAAAAACAGCGCGTCCAAGAAGGGCGACCAGTTTTAACAATTAACAAGCTGCCAGCCCTGATCCGCTCTGTCGTGAATGAAAGCAAACAAAACAAACCCGGCATTGTCGTTGCACCGGTCGATAATGGAGCTGATCAAGATACCGCAGATGTTATTCAAGGCTTGACTCGTTCGATCGAGAGAAACAGTAATGCTCAAATCGCGTACGGCACAGCTGTAGACCATGCTGTAACCGGCGGGTTTGGGTTCTTCCGGCTGGACATCGATTATGCACATCCTGAGACCTTTGAGTTGGAGGTCGGCATCAAACGCATTCCCAACGCTCTCAGCGTGCATTGGGATACGGCGTCGACCGAATTTGATGCCAGCGACTGGAGCTACGCTTTTATTAGCGACCATCTCGACAAAGAAGATTTCAAACGCGACTACCCTGATGCTTCGATGGTGCCTTTCGACGGTAACACGATGAGCGATGCATCAGCCAAGTGGCTGGATGATGACCGCATTCGAGTATCTGAATATTTCAAACGTGTTGAAAAAGAGCGCAAGCTCATTCAGATCAAACAGAATAATCCAGAAACCGGCCAAGATGATATCTTGACTGTGCGTTGGGACCAGGTGCCGCAATTGGCGGCTGCTTTCTTTGAAGGTCAAGGTGTTCAGGATGTCAACCTTGAAGAAAAGGGTTTAGCTGAATCTTTCATCCAAGCTGCAAATATTACAATTGTCGGTGAACGTGAGGCTAAATATTTCGAAGTCATGCGGTACATGATTAATGGCGTGGAGGTGTTGTCTGAAGAACTTTGGCCTGGGTCGACTATTCCGATTTGCCCGGTTTGGGGCGAAGAGTATTACATGGATGGCGTGCGCTGGTTCAAATCATTAATTCGTGATGCGAAAGACAGCCAAACGATGCATAACTTCTGGCGGTCTGCAACGACTGAGCTTGTAGCGCTTGCACCAAAGGCACCTTGGGTTGGGCCAAAGGGATTTATTCCAGCTGATGATGAAAATGAAACTAAATGGGCACATGCTAACAGCCGCAGTTATGCCTATCTTGAATATGAACCCTCGGCTGGAGCGCCAGAGCGCCAAGCATTTGCTGGGGTGCCATCTGGAGCTATGAATGAAGCGGTCGCGGCCAATGAAGATATGCAATCGATCACTGGTATTTATCCGTCAGCTATAGGGGCACGCAGCAATGAGACGTCTGGCAAAGCAATCCTAGCTAGAGAGCGACAAGGAGATGTGTCTAATTTCCACTTCATTGATAATTTATCCCGTGCCGTACAATATGCCGGGCGGTGCATAGTTGAAGTCATCCCATCCGTCTATTCAACTCGTGAAACTATCCGTATTCTCGGCGAGGACAACACCGAAAAGGTCGTGCAGTTAACTCAAGAAAGCGGCGGCGTCAAAGGCCAAGATAAGCTCTACAATCTTTCTGTTGGCCGGTATGACGTTACTGTCAAAATCGGCCCATCGTTCAGCACACAGCGTGAGGAAACGAGAGAAACGCTGATCGAATTAATGCGTGCCGTTCCCGCTTCTGCACCGATCGTTGGTGATGCTCTACTTGAGCATATGGATTTTATCGGCAATGATAAGATCGCTAAACGGCTCAAGGCA